AAGCAGGGCTTTGGTTTTGGCCGTTGCAGCATTACCACTAGCCACAATACCGCCTTGCGCGGCATGGGTAGGCTTGGCAGTAAAGCTAAGGCTTTGCGCTTGGCCACCAACTAGAACACCGCCAGCGGCAAGCAGGGCTTTGGTTTTGGCCGTTGCAGCATTACCACTAGCCAGAATACCGCCCTGTGCGGCGTGGCTAGGCTTGGCGCTAAGGCTTTGCCCTAGGCCACCAACTAGAACACCGCCAGCGGCAAGCAGGGCTTTGGTTTTAGCTATTGCCGTATTGCCACCGGCAAGAATGCCGCCTTGCGCGGCATGGGCAGGCTTGGCAGTAAAGCTAAGGCTTTGGCCTAGGCCACCAACTAGAACACCACCAGCGGCAAGCAGGGCTTTGGTTTTAGCTATTGCCGTATTGCCACCGGCAAGAATGCTGCCTTGCGCTGTATGTGCGGGGAGGGCAGCGCCGCCCCCAATTGTTACTTCTCCCTGCTCCCAAAATACGGCGGGGCTGTTTTGATTTTGGGTTTCTAGTGCAATGTGTTCGGCACTTAAATCGCGGCGGGTATAGTTTGCCTCGCTTAAGTCGCCAATCATCGATCCGTCTGTGTCGCTGTACTGCCATGCGCCCAGCCTAGTTATTGTTAGCTCTGTGGCTTGGGGTAGCGGTTGTTCACTGTGCGCGGCGCTAACAATTAAATTGCCATCTATAAAAAAATGGCACTCAGTACCATCAAATGAAAATGTTACGCGCTTCCAGCCTGCACCGTATAGCGCGGCAAGGTGTCCGCCACTAATGCGTACTTCTACGTTGTTGTGCCGAATTTGTAAATCATTCGAGCCACCACGGCGGCCAATGGCAATTGAGTGATTGGAAATAGAAAAGAAGGTTTGCCAAACATCGGCGGCGGTTGGGCAGTTAACCCACATCGACACGGTGTAACTGTTGATTGCCCCGTAGGGGTCGCCGGTAAATTGCAGGTTTGTATCATCTGGCAGGCTAACGCCGCTGCCAACGGGGGAAGCAACACCTTTAGTAACCGTTCCAAATTCTGTAATGGTTACATTGCCTGCGGCGTCTATTAGTTCTGCCGCTTCATCTAGGTGCGTACAAAATGCGCGCTCACTGTGTACGGTTTCGCTACCGTATGCGCTGCTTGGCGCTGGCTGTGTTAGCCCCGCGCTACCCGCGCATAGCGTAAGCTCTACGGCACTGCTATAGGTTGGCAATAAAACCCAAATTTGCAGGGTGCTAGATGCGCTAACACAACGAACCACATCTAGCGGTAATTGGTTTGTGCCAGCCGCATCTGTTGCTATTCGAATGTCGCCGCCGCCATCTGCTACATGATCCCAAAAACGAGAATCTATACAGCTGGAATCTATCAATGCAACAAAGCCGGTTAGCGACTCTGCAGGCGCTAACGCGGTTATTCTTTGGTTAAACGAAAAACTACTAGCATCAAACGCCATTGTTGTTCCTGATTAACCAATTAGGTTGTCTGAAAAATCCGAAACTGCCGCATTTAAATCAGGATAAAGCGCGGCCAATTCAGCCGCGCTAATATCGCCAGCATGGCATGCAATTAAATTGTTCAGCTTCTCGCGCAACGACACGTAGGACGCTACAGCAGGTGCGAGCTTAGCGGTCATGTACTCGGTGTATTCGGCATCGATAATGCTGTCTGGGTTTTGCCGAACGTATAGCAGCTGCTTTATTGCAATTTCAGCTTGCGCGTTAGCGGCGCTTAAGCTGTTTTCGATATTGCGCTGAGCGGCTGCGCGCTGTTTGTTGAAATTGTTTAGCTTCAGGTTTTGCAGGCTCATTTTCAGTTCCTATTTTTTAGGTGTTATGCGCTAATTGTTTGCAGTGAAAAACGCGGATCAACTCTAAAGCCGTCTTGGTCGTTTGTAATGTTGTAGGGGCCATCGCCGAACGTTTCACACCACAATAAATCACCTGTTGTTCGGCGGGTAACATAGTAGCCGTAGTGCGATTGTGACGCTTGATCTGCAGTGCTAATAAAATCTTGCAGCCCGTAGCTGGCCACCGCTGGTGTTGTTTCACCTGCACCAGGTGCGGCAATGGTGTAGTTGGCGCTATCTAACGCTATTGCCGCGTAGCCGGTAAAGTCGGCTTCTGTAAAGTCGGCTAATACTGTATCTACATCGGGTGTAATGTTGTTTTTGAATACGTGAAGGTCTAATTCTTCTGCCGCATCTTTGTTTAAGATAATGGCTAGCAACACAACTTTACTGGCGTTCGGTATTACGATCATTGGTTAACCCTCTGGTTTTACGGTTGTAATTGAAATGGCTTTAGGCACGCACCTAACATCTTTTTTAATCCACATATAATGCCGTTAAACATTTCGGCAACGTTCCCCTTAAAAAATAAACAGATAAACATAAGCGCGGCGCACATTAAAAATGCTACAAGCGCTAAAGCTGGGGTTGTTGGTGGCTTTGCCGATAGTTGCCACGCGCTGTAAACGGCAATATCTACTAGAAGCCACGCGGCCAAACCAAACGGCAGTTTGTAGCGCTTGCCACGCCGTTTGAACAAAATCAATCTAGCGGCAAAAACAACTAAAAAAACGGCGGATAGTATATTTATTAGCGGTATCATTTCGGGTTAAACCATGTTGATACGTTGATTTTTTGCATAGATTCCATTAGCTGCAACACAAAGTTTATGCAGCACGCCGAAAAAACAAACGCGCTAATGGCGGGTTCTTTTAAGATGTGGCCCAGCAACGGCTGGCCACCTTGATAGCCAATAAAAATAGATATGGCCAAATAAATAACTCTAACGAATACGGCAAGCTCGGTTTTTGACATTACAAATAAACTTGCACCGCAAACGGCACCCACAAGGGTTGCGCCGTCTATATCGGTAAATAGTGTGGCCATTGTTACGCTTGCCGCTGTTGTAACGGCCATGGCCGTGCTGCTTGGTTCTGCCACGATCAATCCCATAAGTTTATTGTTTTTGTTTTGGCTTGGCTGGTAATTTCTGGCATTACTATTGTTGTGCCAGCGGGAACAATAGGCCCTAGCTCGCATAGCCCGTGGTTAGCATTTAAAACTTGCTCTACTATGGCTTGCGTTTTGCCGTAGTAGGCATAACAAACATCATCTAACGTTTGGTTTTGCTTTACTTCTACGCTGTTCATATCAACTCGATAATTGAACGGCTAGTGCCGGTTAAGTCCGAAATTGCCCACGCGGCATTACGCCGGTAAATGTCTGCCGTTTCGTTCTGGGCTTGGTCGTCGCTATTTGTGCTGCTGTAATTTTTGTAGTCTTCGGTAACTGTTGACATCGCGGTGCTGTAAACAGCGTGCAAATACAGGCGCTGTAGCGCACCGCTGGGCTGGCCGTTGCTTAGCTCAACATTCGCTATTGTTTGCGCACCTTGGCTTTGCTTTTCTAGACGCCATTCATTCAGGCTTTTATTAACAGATAGCATTGCCATATATAGCGCTTGCTCGGCTCGGTCTTCTTGCACTGCACTATCTACACGCATTTTTTTACGAAAATCAGCGAGTGATAGCACTACAAAAAACGCGTGATTATCTATTGTTATTGCCGCGTCTTCTTGGTGTAGTGCTGGAGAATTTGGCGCTACAAAGCTGGTCATCGGTGGGCCTCGTTAGAAGGCGGTGGGCGGCTGTAATTGAACCAAGGGGGATTCAATTGCAACCGCGCCGCCTGGGTGCGGGGTACGCTCGTTTAAGCTTTTTCGGTTTTTTCCGGTTCGGCTTGTTCTTCTGGCGTTGGCTGTTCTTCTTGCTTCGCCTTTAATATTCTATTAATTGTGCTGGTAATGCGCTCTAGGTCTTTTTTAACACCACAGCTTGCATCTAACTCTAGAGCGCGAGCTAGTACTTCTAGCGCGTCGTTGTAGTCACCTTTTAGTGCTAAGAAATAGCCCGTTACTTTATGCAATTTAGCGCGTATTTGATCGTGCATATCAAAGCTATGGGTTAATCGTAAAAACTCGGCGCAAACAGTTAGCGAATCGTCGCTGGCAATGTCTTTGTTTTGAATTTCGCCGCTGTGCCATTGCAGCTTAAGCCCCGCTCGCAAATAAAAATCTGCGGTTTCTTCTGCAAGAATTGCGGGCAGGGTGCGCTTATGATTGTCTGGCGATTCCAGCCCATGCTCTAGTGCGTACTCTGCAATAGGTAACGCTCGGTTAAATTCGCCAACATCAATAAGCCACAAAAGAATCGTACTTACTACAACGTCTTTCGCTCCCAAGCCTGCGGATACAACGCCGTCAACGTATGGCATGAAATCAGGCAACAAATGCCGCTTAAGCTCTATTTTTCGTTCAATGCTTTGTACGTCGTGCAGCTCTCGGCGAGCTTCTACAAGTGCGGCAAGCGTTAGCTCGTATGCGGTGCCTGTTTGTTCTTTTCCGTGAGCGCTAACAGCGGCAAGTTTCGAAGCTTGCTTGCGTTCAAAAATTTGTTGTGCGGGTGTTTTAGCCATGCTGGGTGTTCCTTTTTAAGGCCCAGCGGTGTTTTTCGCTGGGCCATTAAACGTTACGTTTTTTATTTAGTTAACTACAATGTTCTCAATTAAGCAGCCTGCAGAGTAGTCTTCAACCACATAGTCTTCGTTGCTGCTTTCGTAGTTTTCGATTTGCGAACGCTTGCTGTTTTCTTCAATGTTGCGGCGGCGCTTACCGTCCTGAACATAAATAGCCAAGTTTTCTAGCGGTGTAATTAGCATGGTGCCTGCTGGCACAAATGGGGCGCGTACTGCCTGCAAACCACCTAAGCGCTTTTCGCTAACGATTAAATCCAGTGCTTTGTGCTCGGTTGGGGCGTTGTCTTTATTAATGAGCGGGAAATACTTATCGTTTAGCAGCTGCCGTCCTAACACTACAACCATGTCGGTACGCTCTTGGTGCCAGGTCGCAATAAAGTTATTTACCGCGTCAAATACCAGTGCATCTAGATTTTTGTAGTTGGTTCCAGCACCAGCGCCAACGGTCACTTCGCCGCTCGCCTCGGCTACTTCATCCATTACGCGTTCTGGTGCATCGGTTCGCCACTTCTCCAGCCAGCCAATGTTAACGTCTTGTAATAACGGGTTTGCTGCGCGGTCAGTTTCGGCAGCGGCGCTGGTGCCATTAAAACCAATCATAATTCGATCTAACGCTTGCTGGCGCACAATTACATCTCGAATGCGTGTTTGAAAATCTTTAAATTTCGCCCACTGATCCAACTTTGAATATTTAATTGCGGTATCAAATTCAGTGAATTTACAGTGGTAACCCTGACCGGTAAGGTCGCCAAGATGTTGCGGCACGCGGTCGTTGTTGTCGGTATTTGTACGCCCCGCAATAGTGTTGCTAACACCTAGCCCCAGCTTCTGGCCTACCATTTCGTCAACTAATTGGAGGCCGATAGACATTAAAAAAGCAGAGCTTTCTTGAATACGGTTTTCTAGCTTTTGTTGAATCGTGGGTTCAACCGAAAAGTTTTTAGTGGCATCTTGCACACCGTTCAATTTTGCAATGTTTTCTAAGTAGCGGTTGTACTGTAGTCGCGTTGTGTTTTTCATTCGTTATTCCTCGAAAATTATAATTCTGTTTTGTGCTGCGGCGTTACGACTTCTAGCAGTCGGTTTGTTCTTCGCTTGTGGCACCTGTTGCAAACGTGCGTGGCTTTGTTGCCACTTGCTTGCTTAGCTTTTCTACCAATGCTGCATAGTCTTCCTGCAGCTTGTTAAAGCTGTCTGTAACCTCTGTAAGACGTTTGTCAACTGACGACAAGTCGGCTTTACTAGGCATTGTTTCGGATATTGTTGCCGCGAACTCTTCGAACGCTTGCGTAACTTCGCCACGCAATTGCCCTGTGTTTTCTTCAGCTGCTTTAAAGTGCTTGCCAACGATAGACTTAACGGAACTTAACAAACTTTTTTTATCTTCAACTTCTTTAATTTCGAACGCGGTTTCCATAGCTGCAGAAAATAAATTTTCTGGGCGTAGCTTACGGTCTGATAACGGGTGTTCTTCTTCTTTTTTGCTAGCTGTAAATTGCATGTAGCTAGTGCCAAGGCTGGCGGGGGAGTCTGTCACGGCCAGCCCTACTAGATACGCTTCGCCGGTGTCTGAGAATTTAGGGTCAACTTCCATGCTGGTGTAAACTTTCTGCTTAGCCTTATTCATTTCAACTAAGTCTGCAGTTGGTTCAATGTCGGCTACCAGATAAACCGCGCCGTCCTCTTCTTCTGTGCTTAGCGCGGTTACATCGCCGTAGCATTTAAACAAGCCATCTGGGCTTACGCCGCGATAATGTTCTAAATTAATTCGCGCACCATAAGTTTTAGGGTCATAGTTCGCGGCCATCTGAGTTAACCATTCGCGCGGAATTTCGCGGCCATCCGTTGTTGCACCTTCTTTGGCAATGCGGATTTTCTTTGCTGAAAATGTTTTTAAATGCTGGGCGTGTTTGCTCATCTTGTTCTCACACTGTTAATTGATTTGTTAGCAGCTAATGGCTTGTTGTCAGTTAACAGAGTGCGTGTTTTTTTGTTTTTGTAAAAGCGGGCTTGTATGTAAGAGTTTTTTTTACAGTGGGTTTCTGTGGTGCGCAGGGTGTAAGCGGTCAGAATAGAGTCCATGGAAAATGTTGCAGAGTTATCAGAAGAATTAAACACGAATACAAGACTAAAAGCCAAGCTTTTGTACTGGCAGGGTTGGCGCGTCGCTCGAATTTCAGAGTATTTAGGAGAGAAAGCGGTAACTGTTCACACGTGGAAGCGACGCGATAAATGGGAGGAATCAACGCCGGTTGAACGTATATCTGCAACGCTAGAATGTCAGATAGTTAAGTTAATAGTAAAAGAAAATAAAGAAGGTAAAGACTTCAAAGAACTAGATTTATTGATGCGCCAGCAAGAACGGTTGGCGCGGGTAAGTAAATATAAAGAAACGGGCAAGGAGTCGGATTTAAACCCAAATATTAACGCGAGAAACGAAGCACCCAAAAAACAGCCCACCAAAAATGATATTGGCGACGAAAACACAAAGCTTTTAGTCGATACCTTTGAGCGCAACCTGTTCGAGTACCAGCGCGTTTGGTTTGCTGCAGGACAAAAGCATTCGATCAGAAATATACTAAAATCCCGCCAGATTGGCGCAACCTGGTACTTTGCACGCGAGGCCGTTTGTGATGCGCTAATTACAGGCAAAAATAAGGTTTTTCTAAGCGCCTCAAAAGCACAAGCGCACATTTTCAAAAATTATATTATCGACTTCGTTTTTAAAACAACGGGAGTAGAGTTGAAAGGTGATCCGCTCATACTTCCAAACAAAGCCGCGTTGTATTTTTTGGGTGTTAACCGGAATACAGCGCAAGGTTATCACGGCGATATGTATCAAGACGAATACTTTTGGATACACGGATTTGAAGAGTTTCAAAAAGTAACGTCTGGCATGGCTTTGCATTCAAAATGGAACGAAACCTATTTTTCTACTCCATCAAGTGTTAACCATGAAGCCTACCCCTTCTGGACGGGCCAACAGTTTTTAACGGATTCGGAACGAAGAGATAAAGTAAAAATAGATGTTTCACATGCAGCGCTAAAAAATGGCGCCGTAGGTGTAGATGGTCAATGGCGGCAAATTGTCACGGTTTACGATGCTATAGATGGTGGCTGTAATCTGTTTGATATGAACAAGGCCAAGCGACGATACACAACAGAACAGTTTAACAATCTCTTAATGTGTGAGTTTATCGACGATAGCCGCTCCATGTTTCCGCTCTCAAAAATGCAGGGCTGCATGGTTGATAGCTGGCTAGTTTGGCGAGACTTTAAACCATTTTCGGAACGGCCACTTGCTGCCGGTGAAGTTTGGATTGGTTACGATCCGTCCGGCGATTCCGAAACTGGCGACGGGGCAGGGCTGGTTGTTGTTTCCCCTGGCAATTCAACGCGGCCACACCGAATTATAATAGCTCAAAAACTTATAGGGTTAAGCTATGAGGCACAAGCGGAAGAAATTAGAAAGATTTGCGATTCATTTAACGTTAGCTATATCGGTATGGACATTACAGGACTAGGCGAAGCTGTAGCGCAAAATGTAGAAAAGTTTTTCCCTAGAGTTACCCGCTTTAACTATTCGCCAGAGGTAAAAGCGCGGTTGGTTATGCAAACGCAACACATAATAGATAAGAACCGCCTTAAGTTTGATGCTGGTCGCGCAGATATTGCCCAAAGTTTTATGGGTATTCGTAAAGCAATAACCAAAGGCGGCACACAAATAACCTATGTAGCGCGCCGTAGCCAAGCCACCGGCCACAGCGAACTAGCATGGGCAACCATGCACGCGCTTAGCAACGAACCACTTACCGGCCCAAGCGAAGACGGCGAAGGCTCATTTATGGAACTTTACGAATGACAAAAAAGAGCAAAAAAAAATCGAGCACTGCAGCTTCTCCAGAATATTTTTCGTTTGGCGAGCCTACGCCTGTGCTATCTCAATATGACGTTCTCTATACCGATTGTTGGGCCTTCCAAAGCAAATATTGGGAACCACCATTCGATATGGCAGCGGTAGCTAAAATGTACCGCGCAACGGCACACCACGGCTCCGCTATACAAGCAAAGCGTAACATTCTACTTAAGACATTCGAGCCAACTAAATACCTTGACCGCCAAAACTTTGGGCGTCTAGCAATGGATTTTTTAATCTTCGGCAATATGTACGGCCAAAAAATAGAAAACACGCTAGGAGATTTGCTAACGGTTAAAGCTGCACTATGCCGTTATGTTAGACGCTCTGTAGATCAACAAAATTATTGGTGGGTGCCAAACTTTCGAGATGAAACAGAGTTCGAAGAGGGTTCAATTATTCACATAATGGAACCCGATATTAATCAAGAAGTTTACGGTGTCCCCGACTATCTAGGGTCAACACAGAGCATTTTGCTTAATGAATCGGCAACTTTGTTCAGGCGCAAATACTATGAAAATGGCAGCCACGCGGGGTTTATTCTTTACATGACAGACGCGGCAAACAAGCAAGAAGATGTAGACAACTTGCGCAAAGCGCTTAAAGAATCCAAAGGCCCAGGCAATTTCAAGAACGCGTTTATGTACGCGCCCAACGGCAAAAAAGATGGCATTCAAATATTGCCAATAAGCGAAGTGGCCGCAAAAGACGAGTTTCTAACAATCAAAAATGTCAGTCGTGACGATCAACTAGCCGGTCACAGGGTGCCACCCCAGCTAATGGGCATAGTGCCAAACAACGAAGGCGGGTTTGGCGACGTAGAGAAAGCCGCGAAAGTGTTCGCAGCAAACGAGCTAGAGCCGCTCCAAAACGTATTTAAGCAGCTCAACGAAGCTACAGGGCGTGAAGTCGTCAAATTCAATCCCTACAGCCTGGGAGAGCCAGAGCAAAACCGGAAGCCTATCCTGTAGCATGCCCGCGTGGGCCTGTAGGCCCGCGCACCGCATAGCCTAATGCAAAACACCACAATATAGCCTCACGCCCCCAGCGTCACCCCAGCGCGCCCAGCAGCACACCAAACCCTCACGCCACGCCGCCCACCCCAAAATCCCACCACATCAGCCCGCGCACCGCTTCCGCGCGCGGTCGGCCCCCCCCCCCCC